TGTGGGGATATCGGTACCGAATTTTTCGGTCCAGCACCTTACCAATACCGGAGTGTCAAAATATACTGGTTGACCAAGCCCTCGCTTGGGAACCGAGTTACCTGCTGTTTGTTGAGGAAGATGTGGTCATGCCTGAGCTCGCCTTAGCGCAGATGATGAGAGAGGATCAGCCAATCGTCTGCATTGACTATTCGGTAGCAGGATACGGCTGTGTTTGTACAGAGAAAAAGACACAGGAAGTTCTCTGGTGTGGTCTAGGATGCACGTTGATAAAGAGAGAGGTATTTCTTGCTCTTGAGAAACCGTATTTCAGGACCGATATTGCGTTGCGGCTCAATGACTGGTCCTGGCAATCAACGAATCCCGACAAGGTATATGGGGGCCAAGATATTTACTTTTTCTGTATGGCAAGAGATAAAGGATATACCATTGCGGTTCTTCCCGGAGAATGTCGTCATTTACGACTGAGAGAATTAGGGAAAAGAGAAATTAACAATGGTCTTCATCAAATCGAAGACAAAGAGCCGATTACAAAACAAAACATTATTGTAGAAGGGGGTGAATAATATTATGGCTTATACATATGTAGCTTCTAATAATAGTACCGGAGCAGCCGAGACGTTGGGTGAGGAGGGTAAAGATATTCTCGTCAAAGCAATTATTTGGGGAACACAGACCGATGGTAAAATAGTTCGTTTTTATAATAAAAACCGAGCAGCGGGACACGCGTCCGGTATTGGTTCTGTATCTTCTGATTCTCTTGCAGCTCACATAGTGCAAGCAACCGCAGCTGCGGGAAAAAATTGGGAAAGAAAAACGGAATTTGCGGGAGCAGATTGCCCTGGATTAAAGCTCGATGGAGGATCATTTCATACCGATGGAACAAATATAACTGTTCTTTGGGAACCCGTCTGATTCTAACTGAACGAAAGGGTAATCTCGTTTTCTTTTTTCGCTCCTGACTGTTTGGGGAGCGAAACAAAGCGAATGATAGAGCGGTGGCGGGGTGAATAAAAATTGGGCAATTACCGCGTCTTCAACTTCCAATATGTACATAGTTGGGATTCGCTAGTAAAATAGTATGGCTAAAACGCTTGCTAATCTAGTAACGGGTATTCGCGTCTATTTGGACGAGGCTTCTGTTGCCGATTATACTGCCGCTGAGGTGCTAAGAAGTGCGAATTACGGCTATCACGATGTAGTTAGGGAAGTGATTGAAGTCTACGAAGAATTTTACTCCACAACGACACCGTATACTTACGCCATTGTTGCTAATCAACAGGAATACACCATTGCCTCGTCACTGATTAAAGTGACGCGAGTGGAAATCAACTACAAGCCAACCGATAGTAACTCCCGCGCCATGCGAGCTTTACCGGTCAAGAAGGACGAGATATTAACCAACCTTGCTCACAGCAATTCTTCTGGATCACTTTTTAACGCAGGATATTATCTCCACGGTAATATCGGCGCGCAAAAGATTGGTTTTATCCCGATTCCGACGATTGCAGATACGAGCGGGCAGTCTATTTCTGTCTGGGGTATTGATTTACCCAGCGATCTATCTGCTGATAGTGATAACGTTAATATCCCGTATGCCGATAATTTCGCGCAATTAATAGAACTCAAGGCTGCATCTATTCTTTTATCTAAAGGACAACAGGCAGAAAGCTCTAGTACGAAATATATTGGGTTATATAAGCAGGGAACACCTGAAATGAAGCAATTTCTCTCTGAACGCCAGTCTGACAGCGTCAGGATGATTGCTGACTCTGAGGGCGACAATATTGATTTTGGTAGTTTTTAAGTAAGTATGCAGGATTTCTTAAACCCCATCACTGAGAATTTTTTTATCGGGATAAATGACAACTTGCCACCACATGAAATAGGCAAGGGATATTTCGTTAAGGCTAATAATGCGTTTCTAGCTGACCGGAAAATCGTCAAGGTTGCAGGTTCCTCAGCGATTGCTGTGGCAATTTCTTCTCAACTGTTTAATGGATTTAGTGCTTTTGAGAACATAGCATCAGCTTCCAAATATCTCATTGCCAATATCGACGGTGCTTCTAATGCCCAGCTTTATCAGTGGACGGGATCAGGGGCGTTTACTGCAATTGGGTCTGCTAATCTAACCAATGCTAAGCAGATGTGGTTTGAAACTGCCGCCAATTCTCTTTACGGAGCTAATGGAACAGAGGTTGTTGATTATGACGGAACAACGGTGACAAAAAATCGTGCTGGCATTCCTATCGTCAAGTACTTCTCATGGTTCCACAACTATTTATTTGGTGGTAATAATTCCTCTGCACCCAACCGTCTTTACTGGTCTAACCTTGGTACACCCAACATCTTCAGCGGTGCTGACTATGTTGATGTCAATCCAGGCGACACTGACCAACTTATGGGGTTTGGGAAGATACAAGATGAAATCGTTGTTTTCAAAAGGAATACGATCTGGTCCATAACCGGATTTTCCGGTGCTTCATTTTCGGCAACGACACTGGCAACTCAAAACACTAATGCCCGAATCTTTGGTTATGGCACTACCTCTCCATTTTCTATTGTTCCGGTTGGCAACGACATTTACTTCTTCTCCACGCTTGGTAACACTCCTTGTATCCGCAGTCTGAAATTAACATCCTTCGCTAAAGTATTAGGTGGAGGTATTATTACCAACGATATTACAGGAACGATGGATGAGATAAATCGCAATGCGTTGGAGGCAATATCAAGCGGATTTGATGGTCGCTACGCCTACTGGTCTATCCCAACGGGGGCATCCACAACGAATAATAAAATTATTGCCTTAGATACTTGGAAGATTCAAAAATATGGTGGGAGCATGGTCTATCCCTGGATCACCATGACTGGGAAAAATGCTTCCTATATCGTAACGTCCACTATTTCCGGTAGCGGTTCTCAAGTATTTTTTACTAATGCTACGGCAACAGGAAAGGTATTCAAGATTGATAATTCTATTCGGACTGATGATGGAGCTAACATTGAAATGGATGTGATTACTCGCAATTTTTCGTATGACTTGGCCCGCAAAATGAAATGGAAATACTGCTATGTTCGCTACGATACTGGCGTCGGTAGCGCGTTGACGATCAAAGCAAGAATTGATAATGCTTCTGATTTTGGCACTCAACAAGCAATATCTCTTCTTGGAACATCGCCGGGTCTTGGTCCAACCGGAACATTCATGCTGGGAATTTCAACACTGGGAGGAAATACAACAACGACCACTCGTGTTACGCTCTTGCATTTAACTGGAAAATTATTTCAAATAAAGTTTACGGAATCCTCTGACAATGAAGTGACGATCCATGACTATCAAGTGTATGCGTTACCAAAAGGATTGAGGGCCAACTAATGTTGACACGCAAACAAGTTCAAGAGAAACTGCAAGAGTATAGAGCAGATGTAGACGTCGTGCAACAAAAAGCAACCTTACGGACGAATATCACAACATTTATGACACAACAGGGAGCAAGCGCATTGGAAAAAAATCAAATACTCAATGATTTGGACTCATACCCAGAATATCAAGCATTAGAAATTTAAGAAAGGAAGGGTGCTAGAATCGCTACCATTACAAGGACTTTAGTGTTCGTTGACAACGCAGTATTAACAGCAAATCAGCTTAACAGTGAGTTCAATAACCTATTAAACGCACTATCAATTGCCAATGCGGATATTTCTGCATCTGCTAACATTTCAACTAGCAAGATCAATGCCTCATTTCCGTCTGGAGCAATGGTTGGGACAACGGATGCACAGACGTTGTCGAATAAAACATTAACGTCGCCAGTACTAACAACTCCGACGGTCACATCTAGTAAACAAACAGTTCAGACTTATGCACCCGCAGCAGGAGGTACTGCAACTATTGATCTTTCATTAGGGAGCTTCATATTACTTACAATGCCAGTAGGAAATGTTACTGTAGCTTTTGCCAACGGGGTCGTCGGTCAGTTCTTTGTTATTCGCGTCCTACAAGATTCTGTTGGTGGCAGAACTGTTGTTTGGCCTGGTGGGGTTAGTTGGGCTGGATCAACACCTGTACTGACAACAGCAGCAAGCAAAGCAGATATGCTTGGATTCGCAACCCCCACCTCTACAACAGCGTGGGATGGATGTATAGTTTTTCAAAATAGATAACTATGGCAAATGCAACTGGAGGAACCATTACAACGGCGGGAGGATATACCATTCATACGTTTTTATCGGATGGAAATTTCGTATCCCCTGGAAGCGGGAGCGTTGAATATCTGGTAATTGCTGGTGGGGGAGGAGCTGATAACAACACAGGAGGAGGAGCGGGAGCAGGAGGATTCTTAACTGGAACTGGACTTCTTATTATTGCTAAAATTTATGCTATAACCGTTGGGACCGGAGGAACACCAAACAATAATGGATCAAATTCTGTTTTTTCATCTATCACTGCTACTGGAGGAGGAAAAAGTGATGCTTCGGGTGGCAGCGGGGGTGGAGGTAGCAATTCTAACACCTCATTTGGTGCAGGAACGGCGGGACAAGGA